TGTCCACCGACATATAAACTTAAAAGTTCTGGTACATTATTATCTATATCAAATAAATCTTCATACTTGAGATTATTCTTTTCTAGATGCCGTTGAATGTCAGACATTTGTGTCTTAAACATATGAGTTCGAGATTCTTTGCGCTTAGTCCATACTTCATGATAGTCTGTCGATTCACTTGAATAGATCACGCTCTTATTACCATATGCAAAGTTAGCGACAAAGTAATCAATTAGATCACGCGGTTGATCGAACTTACGTCCAATCTTGTCAAATAGGAATCTATCGTTACGTTTTTCAAAAGCTGCACGAGATCCAGACACTTTTCCATTTGCTAGGAATACATCATAGCGATCAGTTGTAAAGTGCAACTTGATCGCCATGAAGTATTTGTATGTTGCGAAAGCTTCAATCACAGTATTTCATCAAAGGTTGATACGCCACCACGAGTAGAACTATTCCACGACTTATTACAGACTGAACATCTTACAGTCGTTGAAGTGATATTCATATCGGGATTTAGATTGACTCCATGTTTATCATACACCGGAGGATAATACATGGCAGTAGTCATACCAAATGAAGTGCTGAATCTACATTCAAGTTCACAGGTTGGATTCGGTGTCATCATTCCATTTCTCCGTTTGAATAAATTTCTTTTCTTGCATAGTGGGTTCTTTAAAGAACTTGCGAGGGTTGCCACACATCACACAGTTAGAGTCGCCACATGTGACTCCACTTACTTTATGCAATCGATGTTCTTCGCCGTTCTTGACTGGGAAGCCGTGTGCTTTAGCGATCTTTACCTGCTTAGCAATATAGACTTCGTCTTGATATAGACGACGACTGTGTTTTTCTTTATCAATTTCAGTGCTCATTATACATCCAACATTGCTTGTTTAGGGAGCAGATTAGCCTCACGCATATCCCGCGCGATCTTATCTTTGAGTGGTTTATTGACGAGACTCTTGATGTCGTCTGGTTCTAAGAAGTTATCAGCACAATATTTCAGGACTGCGTCCATATGTGATACTCTAGAAGTTTTTACGATTTCTTCGATGTGAAGAGAGAATGCAGATGCACCTTTGAACATATTAGGCTTTCTTCATGTAGTATTCGGCAGTCTTAATAGTTTGATTGATGTCACTATACTGATCAAACTTTACGTTGTACAACTTCCAGATAGGATGACTAGTTGCAAGTGAATTCATTTGCTCGTCAAACATGTCGATGTACTTTGTAAACCATCGGTCGAGTTTACTTTTAGCATTAATCAAGTCCATGTAGATTTGTTCAATCTTCTGTGGTTGGTTATACAGATGAGCTGTAGAGAGATCAGATTCAATTTGTTTACGGTTCATAGTCTATTATATTATAATTACGATTTAATGTACAATCAACCACGACGCATGCGCGCCATTTCTTTTGCTTCATGATCACTGAAGACGGGCACTGCGTTTGATTTGTGCAGTGTACCAATGCCTAACATTTTGTCGCCAGTGTATTGCATAGTCGGCTTAGATGAAGCAATGCCATCGCCAGTGTTACGACTTGGAATGTGATGAGAAGTGCTTCGACCGGGTGGTGGAGGCAACGAGTAGCTGAACGAAGTATTAGCACGCATCAGTGCTTTCTTGGGAGCGTACTTTTGCTGAATAGATTCCCAATCAGCTTGCAACTGACGCTGTGCTGCATTTGGTTTCTTTTGTTTACGCTTGGGCGGTGAAGTGTAGATCATAGCATTTCCATGATAACAAGTTTAGCCTCATATACTGAACGGCACTTATCGCCATTCACTACGATATTTTTAAAGTTGGCAATCTTAACTTCGAGATTTGGAACTCGAAGTGTTAGAAAGTCTTTGGCTTTTTCTTTACTGGAGCGAGTGCCAGTGACAAAGAAGATGGTATCCCGAAGTTCGTCGGATGCGATTTTTTGTTGGAAGTGTATATTTGCCATAGATCCATTATACCATAAAGATGATTTAATGTATATAGCTTAGATCACTTTTCCCAGGACTTTATAGATGTAGGCGTCCATCAGGTGATCATACGGGAGGCCGCGTCGACGAAGAAGATAGATCTGTTCAAGGTCTTCGTCAATGCTCGTAGAGGTGTCTTCAAAGACTTGAAACCCACGAGCTCTGACTTCTTCAAGAAGTTCTTTATCGCTAAATTCTTCCATATCGACATCAACATCAACACTCACATATGCCATAATATATTCCTAATTAGTTGGTCCGGCGTGACAGAATCGAACTGCCATTTAGAAGGTAGAAGCTTCCTGTATTGTCCATTATACGAACGCCAGATATGGTACTATTGTACCATAGTTATGATTTATTGTACAGGCTTTCTTTTGATAGGTGTTTTCTTAACTGCTGGCTTTTTAGCAACTGGCTTCTTAACGACAGGCTTGGTGGCGGCAGCAAGTTCAGCCTGAAGTTTTGCGATGCGAGTATTCATGCGAACTACTACGTCTTCACCGTCCATCCACATATCCTTATTGTCAAGCATAGATTTGATTTCTTCGTCAGTCATGAAGTCTTTATAAACTTCATTCATGAGGCGCTCAGACCACTTGCGCTCATGCAACAACTGATCAATCATTTCACCGCCTTTGCCAATAGCTCCACCCGAATAGTTATGAAACATAAACACAGAGTGAGGAGTCACTTCAAATTGATCGGCACACATAAAGATCATTGTGGCTGCAGACATACAAGCACCTTCAACTGAGCATACAACAGTAGCTTCAGTGTCGGCTAGAACGCGCATGAATTGAATCGCAGTGAATAGATCGCCACCATAGCTATTAATGTAGATCTTAACGAGATCATGTTCACCGGCGTGGCGGATCGTATCGAACCACTCTAGATAATTTTCAGGTTCTTCGATTGTTCCAGTGAGATAGAACTCATGAACTTGTGCGACAGCTTTACTTGGAAAATATCCATTAGAATGTGCCTTTGACTTCATCATATCTAAAATATCCATTACGCTTCTCCGATTGGTTTATAAAAAATATGTCTTCCGATCTTAGTCGTGACTTCAAGTTTAGTCCATCGAGGGCGAACATAATCAGCATGGTAAAATAACGCGCCAAATGTCGGATCATCGATTACATTATGATTGAAGAAAACTCTGATTGCAAGACTTCTGCTATAACTATATATCCGTTCATTTACACTAGGCAGTTTCTTAATGCAAGTCCAAGAAAATTGACATGTGTTCTTTGTCTTTTGCTTAACGACCTTACATACTGTCTCAGGGAATCCTGGCGACTTCACGCGGTTCATCGTTACTAATCCAACAGCTATCATTCCAGATTCTGGTTCGATACCGGCTTCACGATAAATGTTTTGAGTTAAGCAATCAACTTCTATCTTTTGATCTTTAGTGAGTTCTTCATATTGTGGAAGATTCAATGATACCTTCATAGGTTCATTACGTGATGCGTTATATTGTAGTGCTACTAATGTAAACACAAACGCTAGTGCGAATAATACTTTTTGCATTATTTCTCCTTAAGTTGTTAGAGTTGCCTCTAAATTCCCAGGAAGACTTTTGCCAATAAGCCTTTAGTTTGGGCAGAAAACAAAGGCTCCGCGAAGGAGCCTCTGGTTAGTATTTATACTAAATTAGAACTTTACGTTCAATCCAACAGAGGTTACAGTTCCATTAGATGCATTGATGCGATCTTGACCTGCAAAGCGCTCAACGCCTGCAACTAGATCAACACCTTTATTCAATGCTACAGTTGCTTTCAAACCAGCAGTAGCGCCGTATCCAGTAGTTCCACCAATAGTATCCTGATAGACTCCAGCAACATTAGCGCTTAGAGCGACTGGACCAACTTTAGTGATAGCGTACTGAGTGCCAACTGCATAACGAGTATACGCCGTGTCAACGCGAGATACGCTCAATTGAGGAGTGAATCCAGCAACCGAACCAACTGAAGCAGTTACGCGAACTCCATCTTTATTTGCAGTGATGTCGTGAATACCAGACACTCCAACTTCAGTTGCAGATGCCATCAAACCAACAGTAGCCAACATCGTGGCAATAACCAATTTCTTCATA